TGCCAGGAGAGCAATTCAGCTTTTTAAAGAAATCTGCGAGGAGGAGGGGCTGCGACTTGCAAACAAACCATTCTGACCCCGTATGGGGTTAGAAAACCAATAGTGGAGGAAAGTATGAGCGACAATCCATTTGATGAAGGTGATCGCGAGGTTGCTGTGCGGAGTTCTTCGGCGATCCAGGTTGAAGAAACCAGAGCGATGGCCGAGGTCAAAGCACAGGTTTTTATGGCGCGCCAGTTCCCGAGGGACCCGGTCAGAGCCACAGACAGGATCCTTACGGAGTGCGACAGGCTCAAGCTGGCAGAGAAGGCCATCTATAGCTATCCCCGAGGTGGAACCAACGTTTCAGGCCCGTCGATCAGACTTGCTGAGGCAATCAAACGAGCTTGGGGAAACATGATGTCCGGGATCGTTGAAGTCGAACGCTCGGAGACTGAAAGCTCGATGCTCGCGTATGCCTGGGATCTGGAAACCAACACAATGGCCAGGCGCGAGTTTAAAGTCCCACACACCCGAGATACGAAGCAAGGGAAGAAAACCCTCACCGATGACAGGGACATTTACGAGATGACCGCGAACCAGGGAGCCAGGCGAGAGCGTGCCTGCATTCTCTCCCTGATACCAGGTGATGTTGTAGAGGCGGCCGTATACCGCTGCGAGAAAACCCTCGTGGCTAAGGTTGGGAATCTGGAAGAAGTGATCCCGAAGATGGTCAAGAAATTCGAGTCTATCGGTGTCTCGAAGGCCATGATCGAGCGGCGCCTGGGGCACAGGATCGAAGCCACCCAGCCGGCGGAGGTCGTGCAGCTCGGTAATATCTACAACGCAATTCAGGACAATATGGCCGTTGCGAGCGATTTCTTTGATACCAGCCTCGCCCGTGCCGCTGAGGATGTGGTCAAGCCTGCCGCAGAAAAAACAGCTTCAAAGAACCCCGAGAATTCGAAATTTGAGCACCCATCTTTGCTCACGGCCGAGCAGTACTGGGAGAAGCTGGCCGCACTCATGGCCGACCCCTCCCTTCCAGCTACAGCGAAGAAGGAAATCGCCGAGGCCAACGCCGAGGATGAAAAGGATCCCGAGAAGCTCCAGGCGCTCCTGGAGAAAGCCACCATTGCAACCCTGTAGGGAAAGGAGAAAAGGATGGACGTCGTAATCGACAAACAGAAGCAGGAAATCGAAACCCAGGCTATCGCCCTCAAGGCTGAAGCTGAGAGCTTCGAGGTCGTAGATCAGGAGACATACAACCTGGCCAATGAATTCGGACGCCGTATCAAGCAGTCCATGAAAACCATCGACCTGTACTGTGATCCGGTAATCGAGGCCGCACACAAAGCCCATAAAGCCGCCTGCGACCAGAAGAAGAGCCTCTACGCCCCCTTCGAGGCAGCGAAGAAGATCGTGGACGCCAAGCAGATCGCCTGGTATCGGGCAGAACAGGCCAGGGCTGCGGAGGAACGAAGGAAGGCAGAGGAAGAAGCCCGAAAGAAAGCCGAGGAGGAGCAGCTCGCTGCAGCGGAAATACTTCAAAAAGAAGGCCTTTCCCAGGCTGCCGAGGCTGTTCTGGAAATGCCTACCGTAGTGCCAAAGGTAACCGTCGCGGAACCCGTGAAAGCCGGTGGAGAATCATACCGGGAACTCTGGAGCGCTGAGGTTGTCGATCTCATGGCGCTGGTAAAGTCGGTGGCCGAGGGGCGGCAACCCCTCGCCTACCTGGAGCCTAGCATGTCCACACTCAACAAAGCCGCGGCCATGTTTAAAGGCACTGTCTCTATCCCAGGCATTAAGATTAAATCCGAAACCATCATCGCTAGAAGGGCTTCCTAGATGACCTTCGACCCGGTCCTCCACGAATACCGCGACGGTGATCTCATTATCCAGTCCGTCACGCAAATCCTCAAGAGGGCCGGGCATATCGATGACCGATGGTACTCCGAGGAAGCCAGGGAACGGGGCAGCGCCGTCCATGAGCTTTGCGAACGCTTTACCAAAGGGATCAGGACCGATGATATCGGCCGGCCCCTGGACTCCCTCGAATACCTCAACGCATTCGCCGCGTGGATGAAAAAATCTCGGGCCTATGCGATCCAGACTGAAACCACGATCGATTTTACCCTCAATGGGCATCGCTACGCCGGCAAGTATGATCTTCTGGCAGAGATAGGCGGTCGAAGGATCCTTGTTGACTATAAGACTGGTGGAAAGGCCTCTTGGCACCCTATCCAGATAGCCGCCTATGTACTCGGGACGAACCCCGACGGAGCGATGCTTCTCTATCTCAAGCCTACGGGCAAATTCATCGAATACTGGCTTTCTCCATTCGAATTGATACGCGGCATTCAGGCATTCAAGGATGCCCTGGCCGCGTAAGGAGGATTATACCTATGCAGAGAATCAGAACATGGCGCATAGCGCTTTTTACTCTTGCCTTAGCGGCAGGAGCTTTATTCCAAATCCACACGATCCGAGCGAATCAGATCACCCTCGGTCAGCCCTTAGAGGGTGGCGGGATATTCGTCGCCCAGGCGTACTTCCCCGGCGGTTACGGGGCGATTGCGTTTGATTCGGCCGATGCGCTCAAGGCATTCGTTCGGATGCCGCACGTGGATATTGAGCCGGTGGCCGCACGGCTAAAGATAAGCGAGGCCATCGATGACAATTGAATGGGAAAAAACCACAACCGGGAAATGTACCACCTTCTCAAGGGTGCCCGAAGGCGCCCGGGTAACAGCCATCGATGATATGGACGTTATTGGACGCTGTGGGCGATGCGGGAAATACCTCACGCTCGTTGACGATTATGAAGAAGACGGAGAAGGGGTATATCTCTGCGAACCTTGTATAAATGGTATCAGCAAGGAGGCATAAATGTGCGAAGTTAGCTGGCAAGAAAAAGCGGAACAGCTTGAGGTGAAGCCATGAAAGACTTTAATGTCACCATGATTGAGGGGCGAACAACCAAGCTCCCTGAGTTAAAATATACGATAAACGGAACTCCAAAGCTCGCCTTTTCTCTAGCTGTAAATTACAGCATAAAGGACGGTGACGGGTGGAAGGATCAGGCAAGTTTCTTCGACTGTGAATATTTCGGGAAGGGAGCCGAATCAGTAAGCCGCTACATCGGAAAGGGTACGAAGTTGCTCATCCAGGGGGAATTCCGGCAAGACCGCTGGGAGCAAGACGGCCAGCCCAGAAGTAAGATCAAGCTGCTGGTGAATGATCTGCGAATCCAGGATTTTCACCGCGACAAGCCAGAGGAAACAGGTGGAGTAAAGCCTTCCACTCTCAGGCAGATTATCGGGAACAGTCCACCTAAATTTTTTGACGAAACCGCGCCAAAGCCACAGACAATTCCCGCCGGGGATATGTTCGATGATGATATTCCGTTTTAAGGGAAGGAATATATGGCCAAACAAGAAAAGGATAGACTAGTGTTCTCTCCCCAAAGAATTGCTTTTAGGATTGCAAAAAATAAAAGTAAAGAGGAACAGAAAATATACTTTAGAAATGCCTCTAATGCTTATATTAAAAACACAGCAGTTAGAAAGTACATCTTTGAAAGAGATAATTATTCCTGCCAATTCTGCGGAAGCAAAGAAAATCTTCAGATAGACCACATTGTCCCGGTTTATCTTGCGACTAAAGAAAACATATTTCAGATAAATCACCCCGACAATCTTCGGCTTTTATGCGGTTCGTGCAATGCAAAGAGGTCACCAAATGGCTAGACCGCAAAGCAAGGGCTTGAGTTATTTCCCGTTAGTTACAGAGTGGGATACTAAAGCAAAGCTGGTTCATGCAAAGTATGGGTTGCTGGGTATTGGTTGCCTCATTGCACTATACCAAGACATTTATAGAGAAGGGTATGCCTTAAAATGGGACGAAGATACAGAATTATTGTTTTCGGCAACTAATAAAATCCCAATATCAAAGTTACGGGAAATAATCAAGTTTTCTATTGAAAGAGGTATTTTTGATAATGGGGTATTAGATAAATATAAAACCCTGACTTCACACGGCATTCAAAAACAATGGGTAGCTGTAGCTAAAGCATCTCACAGAAAGATAATATCTATTGATCAAAATCTATGCCTTTTATCTCCCAATGAGTTAACTACAGAGAAAACACGGCCGCCGGATAGCGAGCGCGGGGTTTCTTCTAGAGGAAATGAAGCGGGCGACGAGATTACTCAAGAGGAAATGCCACAAATTAAAATAAATGAAAGTATAATAAAGAGAGAGGGAGAGAGTATAAGTTATAAAGAGCCTACACCCTCTCCCCCTCAACCTTTTCAAGAAAAGTCAGGATACGGAATTCTTAAAAACGTAGTCCTGTCTGAAAGCGAATACAAAGAACTGTGCCGCCTCTATCGTGAAAGCATTATCACCGATTACATCGATCGGCTCGGCGCTCATTTAGAAAAATCAGGCAAGACATACAGGAGCCACTTTGCTGCAATTCTAGACTGGTTAAACCGGGATCATGTCGAGCAACGAGCTGTTCGAAAACCAATTCAGCAAGCTCAATCAGCCTTTGACGAACCAAGTCCTGAAGCTAAATCTGCGTTCTTCAAAGGGGTAAAAGCTCGGTTAAAAATGCCTTCGGGATAACAATTCCTGGTTTAGGTACTTTACAAAGTCCTTTTTATATGATTTCCTGCCTTTAGGACTATTAGATTTCTTGGTTTGTTTCGCAACTATCGAAACCGAATGATTCAGGAGAACAACCATAGATTATTTTACAATAAATATTTATTTGCAATCAATGAATCTGCGTAACGGCGCTAACGAGGGGCGCAAGGGCCTGTGAAAAGTAAAACAGTTGAAAATCATACATCAAGCGTAGCTACCAGAAGAGCCGTCTTCTCTTTTGGAGGGCTATAGCTTGTGGCGAATCCTGGGTGGGTTAAGGGTGTTTCAGGCAACCCGAAGGGCCGACCGAAGAAAGGCCAAAGCTTCACCGAGATCATGGATAAAGTCCTTAAAGAAAAAGTTGTTGACTACAACGGGAAGAAAATATCAGGCAAGGAAGCCGCTGCGCGAAAGCTACTTCAGCTGGGCCTCTCCGGGGATACTGTCGCCCTCAAGTACATTGGGGATCGCATTGACGGGCGGCCATTTGTGAAAGACGCATCAAAGAATGACCAGCGCCAGGGAATCGAGGACGATCGCTCGATGCTCGAGCAGCTTCTAGGTGGGGGTGGTGAGTCATGAGGATCCTCCCCATTGGCGAGAAGGCCCGAGAAACGATCAGAGCTAAGGGCTTCTTGACTGTCTACGAGGGCTCGGTCCGGTCCATGAAAACCGTAACCTCCCTCGTGAAATGGTATTACTACGTCATCTCCTCCCCGGAGAAAACTTTCCTGATGTCCGGCTGTACCCTTGGATCTATTTCGAGAAACTGCATACAGGGGGAGTTCGGGCTTATCGCCATATCCGGGGGGAAAGCGATCCCCTGCACCGATCAAGACGGATCTAAATTCCTTCGCCTTGGCGAAAAGATCATTTTCTACTGCGGAGCCGATAACGAGGCGAGTTTCAAAAAGATCCGCGGTCTTTCAATTGGTGGGTGGTACGCTGACGAAGTAAACCTCCAGGCTAAGTCTTTCATCGAGACAGCCTTCGCCCGGTCTTTTGCCTCAACCGATAGGCAGAATATCTGGACTCTGAACCCCGAGGCTCCTACGCATTGGATTTACACCGACTATATCGACAAGTACCAGGCTGAGAAAACTCCTGGATACCACTGGTATCACTTCACCCTCGATGATAACCCTTCCCTAACCCCTGAGAGAAAAGCGGAAATCGCCTCCCAATTCTCAGGTGTTTTTTATAAACGCTACGTCCTCGGTCTACGGGTTCGAGCCGAGGGCGGAATTTATACCAGCTTTATTCACAATAAGCCTGGAGAGCCCGGGAATGTTCTTGATGAGTTGCCCGGCATGCAACACGGTCACGAACGGGAGCGAATATTTAGGGTTACCTTTGGCTTGGACTTCGGGGGCTCTAGGTCTGCAACGGCGTTCAACGCAACGGGCTGGCACCTGAACCATAGGGGAGAGCTCTGCACCCTTGCCGTCGATGAAGTCTATGATCCAGCGAATAAGTCCGTCGAATCAGTGATCTCCAACTGGAAAACCTTTGTGTTGCGAAATCGCGAACGCTTTCCGCTCGACCGCGCTTTTGGAGATTCTGCAGAACAATTGATCATAAAGAGCCTCAACAATGCCGGCGCCGGCATTCGCGTAGAAAATGCCATGAAGCGGGAAGTGATCGACCGCATCCGGCTTTATGACGTTCTTTTCTCTCAGGGCCGCGCCAATATCATGCGGAGCTGTAAGCACACAATCGACGCCTTTGAAAATGCGGTATGGGACCCCGAGAAAACTGATAAGAGGCTCGACGATGGAACAACAAACATCGATTCCCTCGATGCGGCAGAGTATGCGATTGAGAGAGACGCTTCTCAGCTGGTGAGGTTCTTGCCGGCCAGGGCGGCATAAGGAGTCAACATGAGCGAAGTGAATCAGACAAAGGCCTCTCTTTGGACGAGGATCCTTGCTTTCCTAAAAAAGATATTCGGCCTCACTTCCCTGCCGGTAGAGGTGACATCCGTCGATAATCACCTGACCGAATGGTGGGCTATTTACAGGCATGAGCCTACATGGATCAAGATGGAATTCGTCACCGCCGACGGGAAGAAGCGAAGCAGAACCAGGCTCCAGCTCGGCATGGGGAAAATTTCCTGCGCGGAGATGGCGGGGCTTGTGCTCTCCGAAGAACCCGATGTCAACGCCGGGGACCTGGTCAAATCCGTGATCGAGAAGGAGCTTCTCTGGGACAACCTCCGGCGATCAACCGAGTATCAAGGCGCCCTCGGGGCCCAGGTGCTCAAGGTCGGCATAGGTTCCGGCGACGACGGGAAACCGGAAATAACCCTCGATTTCGTTAAAGCATCGAATTTCATACCTCTATCTTGGGATAACTCTGGTGTCTCCGAAGGGTCTTTTCTAGACCGGCGGATGATCGGAGGTGAGCCGTATGTTCGCATCGAAACGCATAAGCGAGCGCGTGGCGAGGATGGCACCCTGACCAAAGGTTACGAGATAACCAACCGGGTCTACAGCGAGAAAACCGAAAAGGAAGCCCCGCTTTCATTGTTCGGGGATGGGGTGAAGGATCGGGAAGTCATAGACATCGACATCCCCCTTTTCGCCTATATCCGCAACCCCGAAGCGAACAACATCGATCCCGAAGCGCCCACCGGCATCAGCCTTTTTGCCAACGCCATCGACACGATCAAAGCCATCGACGTGGCGTTCGACCAGTTCTTTTCTGACATCGAGCTAGGCGGTCGAAGGATCGCCCTCCCCGGCGCGGTGTTCAGGAAGTACCAGGAATTCGATCCGGAGAACGGTGCAATAAAATCGGTGTCATATTTCGACCCGTCAGACCGGGTATTCATGCGCCTCGAAGGCGATGATGCTGAAAAATTCGAGCCAAAGGATCTCACCTACGACATCAGGGCCGAGCAATTCAAGCAGGCTATCCAGATCCTTCTCGACCTGTTCGCCTTCCAGACTGGGTTCGACCCGGGGTATTTCGCCTTCGATGGTACCAGCGTAAAAACTGCTACCGAGGTTATTTCCGAGAATTCCCACACCTATAAAACGCTTCAGGGATTCAGAGCGAATCTTGATAAGGGCTTGAAGCACATCTTCACGGTGATAAACATCCTGGGCACGACCTACAAGATCCAGGGAGCAGCGACCAAAGAGCCCTCGATCGAATGGGACGATTCGGTGATCGAGGATAGGAATTCCCGTTCAACCTACTACAGCAGCCTATATTCAAGCGGCCTAATCGATCTTGAGTCAGCACTTTCGAAGGTCCATAGGCTTCCTGAGAAAGATGCTAAGGCTATGGCTGAGAAGATCCTGAACGAGAAGAAGGAAGTAACCGCAGGGGCAATATTTGGAGTTGGAGCATAAGGGGGAACCATGAAAATAAATCTGCATGAAAAAGGCATGAAGGGCGAGCGGGATCGGCTCCAGGTAGTCCAGAAATATGACGAGCTTGTATCCATCCTACACTTGCCCAGGGTGAAGGCCGAAGTTCTCGCCACGATGAGCAATCAACAGATCTACCGGCTCTGCGAGGACACGTACAACCGGCTACCGGACAAGAAAAAGATCTTCTATGCCCAAGCCCTGGGGAAACTCCGGGAAAACGATACCTCATTCCACTGGTGGTGGAAGGATATGGTGAGAATCTATCGCCCCAACACCCGGGGTTATATTGTTCTCGCCTTTAAGGCATTCAAGCTCTATCCGGAATATGTGAAACGCAAGAAGGCCGAAATCGCCAAGCGAAAAACCGAAGCCACCGAGGCAAAGAAGGCTATGTCCGAAGTAGCCAAGGGCTCTGTTCCCTTCGTGAAGCCGGAGGCTTCAAAGGCATGAACCCGACCGATCTGCTCTGGGAAGCTGAAAGCGAAACCCTCCTGGCCATAGCCCGTCACCTCCGGGCGGGGAACCTCGCGTCCGCGGACTGGAAGACAGATCGGCTGCAGAAACTAGGAGCCCTCACCAACGAGACAGCAAGCATCTTGAAGAGGTACCGGGATGGGATTCTCTCGGGGACAATGTCCGAGATTGAAAAGGCAGCCATGGACCGGTTGCTTCGGAGTGAAAAGATCATGGCTCAGGCGAAAGCCCGTGGAGCATCGCTTTTTTCTCCCCTTCCGCCCGAGGCAGACCCGGCTATGCATGGAATTATTATGGCCTGGCAGGAGACGGCGAAGAACCAGATGAACCTTGCTATGGCGACTATGCTAGAACAAACCGGGCAGCTCTACGTCGATACGATAAACCGTACAACCCTCCAGGTTCTCACCGGGGCTATGTCTGGACGCGAAGCTTTGGTCAAAACGGTTAAGGAATGGGCAGCCTCCGGGATTCCATCAATCGTGGACCGGGCGGGGCGTCAATGGACAACCGAGGCTTATTCGAACATGGTCATCCGGACCAATACGACAAGGGTAGCCACAGAGGTTCAGTTTAAACGAGCCAAGGAATACGGGGCGGATCTCATCGAGGTATCGTCCCATGCAGGCGCTCGGCCTCTCTGCGCACCGTACCAGGGCAAGATTTTTTCTATCTCCGGGAAGTCCGAAAAATACCCGCCTCTGTCATCGACGAGCTACGGAGAACCTGCGGGCTTGTTCGGGATCAACTGCGGCCACATGCAATATCCGTTCTTCGAAGGGATAAGTCGCCAAACCTATGTACCCACGGGGGATGCAGAAGAAAATGCCGAGCAGTACCAAGAGAGCCAGAAGCAACGCGCCATCGAGCGATCGATCAGAGCAGCGAAGCGAGAGCTTGGAACGCTTGAAGCGCTCGGAGATCATAAGGCCGTCGCTGAGGCGAAGTTGAAAGTTCGAGAGCGCCAAGCAGTTATGAGGGAATTTATCGCAGAGACGGGACGAACCCGGCAACGCGCCCGTGAAGCAATATGTGACTAAGGAGGTCATGAAGTGGATCCTATGAGAATGATATCGAATCGGTTCATGTATGAAGCTGATGGCTCCGGTGGTGGTAGCGGTGGGAATAATCCCCCTACCGATCCTCCCAAGGCTCCCCCTTCCACGCCCCCAGCAAATCCTCCAGCAGATCCTCCAGCAGATCCTCCTGCGAAGAAGGAAATGACTCAGGCCGAGCTGGATACTCTAATTGCCGGCGCCAAGAAGGAAGGCGGGGAAAAGCTCTGGAAGAAGTACGGCTTCGATAACGAAAAGGCATTTGATGATTTCCTTACTACCTCAAAAGCCGAGGCAGAAGCCAAAAAATCCGAAACCCAGAAAGAGAAGGATGCTCGGGAAGCGGCAGAAAAACGAGAGAAAGAAGCCCTCGCCCGGGCGGATAAAGCAGAGGCAAAAGCTGAAGCCCTTGCCTTGGGAGTACCTGCGGATAAGGTTGATCGGTTTATCAAGCTTGCGATGACCTACGACGGCGACACGGTTCAGGTGAAAGTAAAGGCTGCAATCGCCGAAAATCCGGAATTTAAAGGCCAGACTACTCAAATGATCCCGAGCCAAAACACCAAGGTTAGGAACCAGATGTCCAGCACCATGGCCGCTGCGGATGCCGAACTTGATAAAGTTTTCGGTTTTCGACAAAAATCCTGAATTTAGGTCTTGACAAGTAATTATTTTAGGATTAATAGTAAAAATATCCGAGAGGTAATCCAGGGCTTTTCGGTGTGAATCAAATCCTGGGGGTCGGTCAGCTCGGTCCGTGTCACGAGCCTGCCGTACTCGGGCAGTGAAAACGAGGGTCGGTCGGACTGGGACCGTATAAACCAGGGTCGGGGTCGCCCGTGTCACGAAAAACCAAGCCTCTTCCCGTATGGGTTAGAGAAGTTTTTTCAAGGGCACACGCCGATTCTGGTTTTTTTGTGCCCAGAGGATCGAACAATGGCAGCCAATACCCTTGAGTATGCTGTCCTATACCAGACCAGGCTCGACGAGCAGTTCAATCAGGAATCTACCACTGCCTGGATGGAAGGAAACGCTGGCCTCGTAAAATACGAGGGCGGCAATACCGTAAAAGTCCCGAAGCGCTCGGTCACCGGCCTGGGGAATTACAGCAGGACCTCCGGCTATCCCGCCGGCGGTGCTGTAACCCTTTCATGGGAAACCTTCACCTTCACTCAGGACCGCGCACAGACCTTCAACCTCGATAGGATGGACGTCGATGAGACCAACTTCCTCGTCGTGGCCGGCGATGTCCTGAAGCAGTTCCAGACCGAACAGGTAATCCCAGAAATCGATTCCTACCGGTACTCCAGGATATTCCAGCTCTCCAATCAGAAGCTGAAAACTGGTGCATACACCCCCGCTAAAGAAACGATCTACAGCCAGCTTGTGGGCGAGATCAAGACGATGCAGGACACGATCGGGAACAATGTCCCTCTCGTCGTAATGATGAGCATGCCAGCCGCCGCGATCCTGGCCAAATCCACGGAGATCTCTAAGCAGGTCCTCGTATCCGATCAGAACTTTGCCAATGGCAATATCAACACCAAGGTGAAGATGCTGGACGGAATCATCCCCATCATCGAAGTGCCGAGCGGTCGGCTCAAGACCATCTATGATTTTGATGCTACCGCAGGATTCTCCGTTGGGACCAACGCCATGCAGATCAACTGGATCATCATGGCGAAGGTCGCTCCGCTGGCGATCACCAAGAGTGAGAAACCGAAGATCATCGATCCGGACGCGAATCAGAAGTACGACGGCTGGAGCCTCTTCTATCGCCGGTATCACGATATCTGGATTTTCGACAATAAGTTCGATGGCGTGTATGTGAACTATACCCCGACCAGTGCCCCCGCGCTGACTGCCACTGTCGCCGCTGGTGCCGCCGCCGGTACGAAATTTACCGCGACCGCCGGGACCGGAAACAGCCTCGCATATAAGCTCACCGACGGAGATGTCGCTGCTCCGAATTACAACGACGTCCCGACGGGCCTGACCGCATATACCTCCGGGGCCGATATCGCTACCGCCGTAGCGACCAACCGGCTGCATATGTATGTCCTCGATGCCACCGGGCACGTTCTTAAGTACGCAGTCGCGACCCTCGCGGCTGGCGATATCCACGCTTAATCAATACCCCAGGACGGTTAAGCCCTGGGGGGATACCCCTAAGGAGGTAAATCGATGGCATACAGGTTAACTAGGGGCAGCGTATCGATTATTCGGAAGGACGCTGCTGGGGTGAAGGAAGCCGAGGCTAAGGGGTTTATTCTCGATGGCGAGTGTGATGCAGACGGGAAACTTCTGCCGCCCCGCCCTATAGAGGCTGATCCGCCCAAGAAGGCCAAGGCGGCTAAGTAATGTCGTATATCGATCTGGCATATTACAGCGACACTTATTTTGGCGTTGATGCAGGCGCCGATTTTCCAAGACTTGCTGCCCGGGCATCCGATGACATTGACCTTGCTGCGGGGCATTCGTTCGTTTTCGGAAGTCTCACGGAACCTGTGTTAACGCTGGTAAAGAAAGCTGTCTGCGCCCAGGTCGAATTCTATGTTCAGAACGGGGATACCTACAACGAAACAGAAAGCGCTGGGAATGAGCAGATAGGGAGTTTCTCTAGAACTGTTGGCTATCAGCAACGGAAAAGCAGAGCATCTCTCAGCCCACGAGCCCAAGCCTACCTGGAGCAGACCGGGCTTATGTTCAGAGGAGTAGAGGTGCTTCATCTCCAGACAGGAGAAGACGAATGAGCGCCCCTATCCCTAGAAGGCTTCTACCGCATTCAGCCAGGCTTGACCGCTATACCGGGACCGGGAAAAGCGGCCCTGTATACGGGGAATCCGTGGACCTTGAGCATGTACGATTCGAAGCTGTAAAGCAGAACGCCATGAGTAATCTTGGCGATGCGAAGGCGGACAGATTCACCCTATTCATCGACATGAAGAACACAAGCCCCCAGGGGATAATCCCGTCAATCAAAGACAGGGTCGTTTTCCGAGGGGAGGGCTTGATCGTAAGGACCGTTCAAATCCTTTTCGGGTCCACGGTAGAGGCTCACCATTGCGAGGCCCGTCTTGTTTAACCCATCGGTTGATTTCGATACCACAAAAGCCCTGAGGTTGCGCAGGGCGGCCCTAGGACGAGCGCAAGCGGCTTTAGACATCCAAGTTGTCAAAGATTCGAATTACTTCTGTCCTATGGCCGAGGGGACGCTTCAGGGTTCAGCCTTAACTGCTTCCGAGATTGGAAAAGGCCGAGTCCTATGGGCGACCCCCTACGCAAGGGCTCAGTACTACGGATTACCAAACAAGAGCAAGGATAAAAATCCGAATGCTCGCATGAAGTGGTTCGAGGAAGCGAAGGCCAGGAATCGGGAGGCCTGGCGTTTGCTTGTACAAAGGGAGGCGACTAACGATGCCTGACATCATGCAGGGAATCAACGCCTATACCCGTGAAGCCCTTACCCGGGCGGCGCTCAACGATGCTGACGTTATCATCCCAGCGTCGATCGATGAGGATTTCTTCCCTGGGGACATCGATGACGAGCTGATGTGCCGACATGACCCTAGCCCGGTCATTACCCGCCGTTATCTGACCGGCAGCTTTTGGGCCCAATTCGATTTTTCATACTACGCCCGGTCAAAGAATCCCGAAGCGGCCAGGAAAACACTCGCCGCGATTGTAAGTGCATTGAATCTTGACGTTTTTTCAGACCTTTTCGGCGTTGCCGAGGGGAGATTGAACGCGGTCACACGGCCGTCACCCGTAGGGGAGGACGAAGCTGGAGTGAGAACCTATACCAGCTCTTTTAGGCTGGTTTATTTCCAGGAGGATACAGTATGAGCGCTCCTTTGAATTTCCAGAACCTTTTTGAGATAGACACCACCCCAGAGGGACCGACCCGCACCTGGGTCCGCCTCGGGGCAGGGCTTGTTTCCGCGAGTCCCGCTACCAACGAGAAGCTTGACCAAAAAGCGTATCTCGATGGTAACGGCGGACAGACCACCGAAGTCACCGGGTTTCAGCTGGTGCACACCTTCTCCGGAGACAGAATTCCCGGCGACCCTGCACAGGATTTTATCTTCTCGAAGGCCCTTGATCTCGGTGCCGCAAGGCATACCAATTTTAGGGCTACTGGCGCCGATGGGACCGTAATCACCGGCGAGTGCACCATTGCCAACATCCAGCTTCCCGGAGGCGACGCTAATAGCTCCTCAGCTATTGGATTCGAAATCCACCTTAACGGGAAACCTACGAAGACCGATCCTGTCGCAGCGCCCGCGTTGACGTCCACCGTTGCCATTGGTTCGGTTATCGGGACTACAAGCTTCACTGCGGCCCCTACTGGAGCAGGAAATCTCCTTGCTTACAGGCTCACCGCTTCTCCCAAAACGGTCAAAGCTCGTCAGTATGCCCTCCAGGCAGTGATCTATCAATCGAGCCAGGACATTCCCGCCACCGCAGGACAGTACTTGGGCATGTATGAGTTAGACGTTTACCGACACGTTGTCAAATTCTCTAGCGTACAGCTACAGGCCGCAGACATTAAATCGGCCTGATGATCCAAGGGCGGAGGATAAAACCCCCGCCCTATTCCTACTAAGGACTGATTCATGAAAGAGTTTTCGTTCAAACCAAAACAACACATTCACAGCGTCAATATTTGCGGGAAGGTCTACGAGTTTAACTGCAGCCCTTCGAATTGGGACTACATCAAGAAGGTGTCCTCGCTTTCGCGGGACGTGCAAAAGTACGCCGAGGATTTTAACGCCCTCCCGAAGGATACCCTGTTCGACATTGAAAAGGCTTTCGACTTCTTTAAAGAGAAAGAGCAGGCAGTAGTCGAAGCCGTCATGCCCGGCAAATTCGACGAGCTGTTCGAAGCATCTGGGTACGACATCCTCGAAATGGTTGACCTTATCGCCTTCATCACCGACGAGATTAAAAGCGCCGGCGCCAAGATAAAGAAAGAATCCATTCGTCCGGTCGAGGCTCCCGAGGATGCGGAGACGGTTTAACCCACTCATCGACCGGCCCCCTGAGACTATCACTGTCAGCGGGAGGGATTACCGGCTCGATACGGATTACCGAACGGTCCTGGCATATCTGCGCCTACTCAAGGACCAGGACATCGAAGACCAGGACAAAACCATCCTGGGCCTTTCCATGTTCTACGGCGACAGCATCCTGCGGGAAGATTTGGAAGACCTGGCCGCGCACCTGCGGTATTTCATTAACCGCGGAGCGGAACCAGAGGAAGACGAGTCAGCCGACGCTGCAAAGCCTGTGAAAGCTTTTGACCTCCTGGAAGACTCTGGCCGGATATATGCGGCATTCCTTCAGGTGTACGGAATCAACCTGCGAAAGGCCAGGATCCACTGGTGGATCTTTTGCGAGCTGCTCGAAGGACTCCCGGATGAAGGGACGAAGTTGTCCGCAGTAATCGACATACGCAGGCGAGAATATTCCAAGCACATGACACCGGCGGAGCGGAATAATCTTGCCAGACTCAAAGAGTATTACCAACTCGAAGAGGCACCCGATGTGATGACCGGGCTCTTTGACAGCCTTTTGGGGATAGCGGAATGATACAGGGATACGACGGTACGATCCGATTTAATACTCAAATCGATGACAGCGAACTCGGGCCAGACCTTGAGCAAGTAAAAGGGAAGTTGCGAAACGCCGCGCAGAAAATGCGCGATCTCATGCAGGGGCCCGTTCAGGCCGTAAAGGATATCGGGCGGGCGTTTCAACAGATAGGCCAAATCATCAATTCCGTCGAGAACGACTGGGCGGCCCAGGAAAAGGCGATCGCCATCAATAAGGCGACGCTCAAAGCCACTGGCGCCGAAACATGGACGACCGCTGAAGCGCAGCAAGCGCTTGCGGATAAACTGCAAAAAGTGACCGGGTACGCTGACGAGGAAGTTCTTGCTATGCAGAACGTCCTCCTTGGTTTCAAAAATATCAAAGGTGACAACTTCGACATAGCTGCCGAGCAGATTTTGAATATGTCCAAAGTCATGGGCATAAATCTGGTTTCGTCAGCCCAGGCCGTAGGTAAGGCGCTGGACGATCCGATCGCGGGTGTCGATTCCTTGACCCGTCAGGGTTTTAGGTTCTCGGCTCAGCAGAAAGAGGTCCTCAAAGACCTAGTCAACACCGGGCAGATTGCCAAGGCTCAAGAAATCATTCTGGACGAGCTGGCGACTACCTACGGCGGGGCAGCCGAGGCGGCGAATAATACAAGTTCTGCGATCAAAGAAAGGCTCGGCGTCGCGGTAAGTGAACTTCGCGAGCGTATTGGGAAGTTCGCCACCGAGGCGCTGGCTCCTTCAAGAAGAGAGCTTACTGGATTCATCGAAGGGCTCTCTAAAACATTCGACACGATCAATGCAAATGCTAATGCACCTGAAATCCTTATGAAGCTGGCTACAGGGCTTGGCGCGGCTACCGCAGGCGTCGCGGCATTTGTTCTGGTATCGCAAGGTCATACGATAGTAACAGCTCTTGCAAAAGCATTGTGGGCAGTAAATAACGCTCTAGCAGCGAATCCATACGCGCTCGCTGGGGCGGCGCTCGCTGCGCTTGTTGTTGCGATCATTGGTGCAAAAGAAGCACAAGAAGCACACAATGAAGCCCTTAAAAAACAAATTGAAAAATCTGACGAGGCACAACAAGAGGTAAAAGCGCTCGCCGACGAATACCAAAATCTTTATGATAAGGTGAATCCATCGGCGAATGAGCAGGATCGCATGGCAGAGATCGCTAAGACTCTCCATGAACGGTATCCGACGCTTACGACCGATACGCTCAACCTTGCCGCCGCAAACGGAACTCTTGCTGAAAAATTGGATGAGCTTTCTAAAGCCGAAATAAAAAGAAAGGCCAGAGAAGAATTACCCGGTCTTGAATCTCAAGTAACGAAAGCAGAAAAAGAACTAAAAAACTATACGCAGATTTTGAATAAATTAAAGACTCTTCGTGATGGACAAACATACCTTGGGTATACTCGTTTTGACATAGCGAAAATACAGGCGATTGTTGATGACGCACAACAGCGGCTCGATATTGTAAAGCCCACCCGGGACTATTATAAAAATGCCCTCAATAATATTTGGCCCGAGCCATTAAAACAGGAAAAAGCGGGAACAATCGAAACTGGTGGTACGGCAACTGATACTTATATTCCCAAAGGCGACTCTCAGGGAGAACGCCTCAAGGATCTCGATACCGAATACAAGGCCAGAAAGGCCTTGGCCGAGCGGAACGGGGAAGACACCGCGGCTATTGAAAAGAAGTGGTACGAGGCTAGAAATAAACTTCTGGCGGATTTTGTCGTTGAGGATTCTAAGAAGGGTATTGCGCTCGGAGATTCTTTGGCTTCAAGCCTGAAGGATTACACCAAGGAAGGAACTTCTGAGCTTCGGACGCTTGGCGACGAAATTGTTGCAACCCAACAAAAGCTTGCTGAATTAAAAAGCGTTGATATTGAAAAGGTTCTTGAGAAATATGCCCCACCAACGAGCGGGCCTTATTCGGCGGCCGGGTACAAGTATGCTCGTCAGGTGTACGAACAATTTGAAAAAGGCGTCCTTCAGTCAACAAAGCTGTCAGAGTCACAAATAAAAGATCAGATCGATGCAATGGCGTCGGGGCAGAAATATCGAGATGAACGAAAAGCCTACTTTGATAAGATCGCGCTCGATGAGGACATAAAGCGAATAGCATACGAATCCCTCCCCGCCCTTGAAGCGGAATTTGCTTCAAAACCAGGGGCTAGGGGCCAGTCTGGCCTCGCCATTGAAAACTATGTATCCCGCGATGATTTTATCGAACAGCTTGCCTCACAATTAGATGAACTCCAAAAGGAATTCACTACCCCACAATATGGCCAGTCTGGCATAAACCAGCGCGAAGGCGCAGGCGGGGCTTCTATCGCCGACCAGATTGCTATGTTAAGCGAGCAGGCCGAGCAAATCGAACTCGCCAAGCTAGAGGTTATGATCGCCGAATATGCCGTTAAGCCCGGTAGCAAAGGGCAGTCTGGCATTACTCCTGAAGGAGTTTCAATTTACGGCGGTGACCTCGCCGATCAACTTATTTCTGAAGTAATTATTCCTGCATCCCTTGAAGCCGCACAGACCGGGGCGATGGAGTACGGGAAAGCGTATCGGGAAGGAATGGCTGCCTGGGCTAAGGCGAAAACTGTAGAAGATGCCCTAGAAAAAATGTGGGAAGAAGCTCTCGACGCGATGGAGGCTGAATATAAAGAACGCAAGCCTACCTTTGGACAGTCTGGAGTCGTTCCTGAAGGGATAAAGCCTGCTTCGTCGATAGCTGATCAAATCAGAGAGATGCAGATTGCCGAGGCTGACAAACAGCAGGAAAGAGCTGACATCTGGGCTGGATCATACGCAAGATACCTCGAAGAAATGTCCCGGAAGGCAACCCTTGCCCCTTGGCAGGATGTCGGCATAGTTGGGACTAAGGACGAAAAAGGCGAAGTCTCCGGCGGTACTGAGATTGGGAACGCCGCGGCTGGATTCACTTCGCTTATCGAAGTTCTTTCCAAAAGCCTTTCAGAAATCATGTCTACTGTTACAGCCTTAAGTTCAGTCCAGGAAATCTTGAATCCAATTCAGACAATCATCGGCTCGATGATGGATGTACTAGGTCCCGTAATCAACGACACACTTGAGCCCCTGGTAAGGATTCTGCGCCTTGTTGGAGAAACGATAGGGCAAATACTTACCCCTGCCATACAACTATTGACCCCTGTTATCACCTTTATCTCTGATCTATTCGTCAAACTAT